CTCCCCTAGATTGTTTGGGAGATACTGGGAAGCTTGCTAGCGGACGTAACAATATGGAAGTTACTCCCATAAGTGCAATCGTTAGCACTCATCTTGGTGGACCTCCAGAGCTTGGCGTTCCAAATATGTCCAGTTCCAAAGCCTTTCGTGAACCTTTGTTCTATAGCTCTGCTCCGAAGAAACCTATGGACCACAGAATATTACTTAGAGTTAAAAATGAAATGTTTGAGGAGATGAAAGAACTTCTCCCTGTTTTCAAACAATCATTTCCTGAAGTTTTTAGATCTTCGCCGTATTCTCAATCCGAGGCTCTTAATGGAAAAGATGGACATCCCTTTCTGAAAGCTATGAAACTAGGACCTAGTGCTGGACCACCTTATTGTCATACGATGGCTAAACATGTAGAATTGCATGAAGATGGCACTCGTAATCTAGACGATGGCATGAGCCACAATTATCTTAAAACTATGATGAATATTATTCATTTATATAAGTCAGGTTTGATATCAATGGCTCACGTTAAGTCAGAAATGAGAAAGCTCCAAAAACTTGCAAAGGGTAGAGCGTTTTACTCCATGTCAAAAGTGGTCTATATCTTATGCCTCCAATGGTACGGTCCGGTTCTTCACTTTCGTCTAGCAATGTGGGATAAATTGACTCATTGTTTAGGAGTGAATCCTGCCAGTGATCAGTGGCACGTGGCTATGGAACACCTTTTTGAAGAGGATGGATTAGACCATAATTGCTTTTCTATTGATTACTCAAAGTATGACATGACCATGCAGCTTGACTTAAGGACAATGACTACTCGGCTTTACATCGACATTGCTAAAGAGATGGGATACATGAAAGTTGATTTAGACATAATGGAAGTCTTAGCTGACGAGTGGCTCCGCCCCATCATCGCCTTTGATGGAGCGATGATCATGCTCATTAATCTTATGCTTTCTGGAGCATTGATTACTGCAGATGACAACTCTTTAAGAAATGACGCACTGATGAGGTATTCAATCATGAAGAATATCCCTGAAGAAGAATTGGAGATGAAGGGACGGACGACTAAAGATGTCGCCACTGGCAGGATGCTGGGAGATGATAATAATATTGCTCAACGCTCTGAATTCGACAAATGGGA